CTTCGTGATTTTATAGCATGGGAAAGATTCATACAAGGTGTCTGATTTAATTTTACATAAAAAGAATGAAGCATATATCCAATTTGAATGTGATAGAGGTATCGCACAAGAGTTGTCGGATTACTTTACCTTTTATGTTCCGGGTCATCAATTCACACCCGCATTTAAATCAAGAGTTTGGGATGGTAAAATTAGGTTAGCAGACCTAAGAAGTTTTACCATCTATCATGGTCTTGTTCCTTACATTGAAATCTTCTGTAAAGAAAGAGATTATACATTAGAGATTGATTCTGATGTATCAGTCACACAAAACTTTTCCTTGATTGAAGCAAAAGAATTTGTTGACACACTTAAAGCACCGCATGAGATTAGAGACTATCAGTTAAAATCTTTTGTACAGGCAATTAGAAATAAAAGAATGTTGTTGTTATCACCAACAGCATCTGGCAAATCTTTCATACTGTATTGTATCATTCGCTATTTGCAAATAGAGAATAAGAGAGGTTTGTTAATTGTACCAACTACTTCATTAGTCGAACAAATGTATAAAGACTTTGAAGACTATGGTTATGATTCAGAACAATACTGTCACCGTCAATATTCTGGTAAAGAAAAACATTCTAACAAGTTTCTTACCATTACAACTTGGCAATCAATCTATAAAAACCCTGGTGAATACTTTGAACAATTTGATTTTGTTCTTGGTGATGAGGCACATCAATTTAAAGCAAAGTCCCTCACTACTATTCTTTCAGGTTGTGTAAATGCTAAATATAGAATAGGTACAACAGGTACTTTAGATGGCACTCAAACACATAAACTTGTATTAGAAGGTTTGTTTGGTCCAGTTTACAAAGCAACATCTACTGCCGACTTGATTGAAAAAGGTCAACTCGCATCATTTAAAATTAAATGCCTTATACTTAAACATCCAGAGAGTGTGTGTAAGATGGCAAGGTCTTGGGACTATAACCAAGAACTAGAATACATAGTTATGAATACTGCAAGAAATAATTTTATTAGAAATCTTGCTCTATCTCTTAATGGTAATACTCTTATATTATTTCAATTTGTGGAAAAACATGGTAAAAGTTTATATGCAAACATTAAAGAACATGCTAAGAATAGACATGTATTTTTTGTATTTGGTGGTACCGATGTTGAGATTCGGGAATCAGTTAGGGCAATTACTGAGAAAGAAAGAGATGCTATCATTGTTGCTTCATATGGTACTTTCTCTACTGGCGTTAATATCCGCAACTTGCATAATATTATATTTGCCTCCCCAAGCAAGTCCAGAATTCGCAATCTTCAATCTATTGGCCGAGGATTAAGAATTGGAGATAACAAAGATGAGGCAGTTCTATTCGATATATCAGATGACTTTAGAATAGGCAAATATACCAATTACACCTTGAAACATTTTGTGGATCGTGTTAGAATATATGATGACGAAAAATTTAACTACAAATTCTATAACATCGAACTCAAAGATGAATAATCTATTCGAAGGTGTCCGCATAGTCCGTTTACAAAGCGGTGAGGACATTATTGCTGGTTACTCTGGCAATACAAACACTAATGTTGTTGTGTTGGATAATCCAATGCATCTTATCTTTAAGAGAACATCTCAAGGTACTGTTATGATGATGTTACCTTGGTTGCCTATTGAATTAATTAAAGATAACATTGCAACCGTTCTTTCAGGTGACATACTTACTATCGTTGAACCTAAGGATGATTTGAAGGAATACTATCACAATGTTATTAATACTACTCAGATGAAAATGTTGAAAGATAATACTCTTAGTCAAAATCTAAGAGAGGCATCTGATGAAGAAGATGATGGGTTTGATGATGAAGACCCTGAGGGTGATTTAACTAAGGAAGATGTAGTAGAGATTATTAATCGCAAGAAGACTAACAGGTTACATTGATGTGGAAGCTAATGTATCATCTAACGGGGGACACCGCCATGTTAACAGTTGTCAAGTACGATGTCAAGCTAAATAAAAGGAAGAAATATGAGTGAGAAGAAACCAAAACATTATGTAAACAATGCCGACTTTTTAGATGCATTGATTGTATATAAAGAGAAATGTGATGTTGCCAAAGAAGCGGGAAAAGAAGACCCGCAGATTCCCAATTACATTGGGGAATGTTTCCTAAAGATTGCAGAACATCTTTCAAGGAAACCTAACTTCATATCATACTCATTCAGAGATGAAATGATTGCCGATGGTATTGAAAACTGCCTAATGTATTTCAGAAATTTTGATCCAATCAAATCAAAGAATCCATTTGCATACTTTACTCAAATCATTTACTATGCCTTTCTCCGTAGAATTATGAAAGAGAAGAAACAACTGTATGTTAAGTACAAGGCAACAGAACAGTTTGGTTTGCTTGGTGAAGAAGAAATGTTTGAAGACTCAGATGGCAACATGAGACAGTTCCAATTGTATGATAACATTTCAGAGTTCATTCATACCTTTGAAGAAGCTAAGAAAAAGAAAAAAGAAGGCAAGACTAAAGGTGTTGAAAAATTCTTGGAAGAATTGCCTGAACAACCCTTGACAAACACATAAACTTGTGTTATTATTACATGGTGCAAATTATTTTTGGATTGTAGGTAAATGAAAATAGCTTTAGTGAATGACACGCATTTTGGTGCGAGAGGTGACAGTCAAGTATTCAATCAATACTTTTTCAAATTTTGGGAAAACATATTCTTTCCTTATTTGAAAGAGAATAACATTACTACCCTTATTCATTTAGGTGATGTTGTTGATAGAAGAAAGTTTATTAATCATAATACGGCATCTGATTTTCAAAATCGATTTATGAAACGATTGTGGGCAGAAGGTATTGATACCCATATTATGATTGGTAATCACGACACCTATTATAAGAACACAAACAAAGTAAATGCAATTCATAATCTTTGTTCGACTTATGATGGGATACATGAGCCGTTCATCTACACCGATCCAAAGATAGTTACATTTGATGGTGTTGATATTTTATTGATGCCTTGGATTTGTGAAGACAACTACGAACAGTCAATGGAGTATTTAAAAACTGCACCTGTTGAAGTTGTATTTGGGCATTTTGAGATTGCAGGTTTTGAAATGGACAGAGGCAATATCTGTCATGAAGGATTAGATAGAAAACTATTTGATAGATTTGATATTGTATTGTCTGGTCACTTTCATCACAAGTCAACAAGCGGTAACATCACATATCTCGGTAATCAATATGAGATGACTTGGGCAGATTATAACGACCCAAGAGGTTTTCATGTGTTTGATACTGAGACAAGAGAGTTTGAATTCATTTTGAATCCATACAAAATGTTTCATAAAATAATGTATGATGATTTAACTAATGACTTTGAGGCATGGAAACAATATGACTATGCACCACTTAAAGATTGTTTTGTCAAAGTAGTTGTATTGAATAAACAAAATCCATTTTTGTTTGATAGTGTATTAGATAACATCTACAAGGCAGGTGTTGCAGACTTATCAATTGTAGAGGACTTTACTGATACTCTCATTGATGTTGACCAAGAAATTATTGACCAAGCTGAAGATACGATGACAATCTTATCTAAGTATATTGACAACCTAACATTGAATGTTGAGGGTGAAAAATTGAAAACTCTGATGCGTGAACTATATGTTGAGGCATTGAATACGGAAAAAACTGAATGATAGTATTTCGTTATGTGCGGTGGAAGAATCTTCTTTCCACTGGCAATTATTTTACTGAAATAAAATTAGACAATAATCAAAACACACTAGTTGTTGGTGAGAATGGGTCTGGCAAATCAACAATGCTTGATGCGTTGTGTTTTGGTCTATTTGGTAAAGCATTTCGTAACATCAACAAACCTAGTCTACTCAATTCAATCAATGGCAAAGATTGTGTTATTGAAATTGAGTTCGATACAAACAACAAATCATATAAAGTAGTTCGAGGCATCAAACCGAATGTGTTTGAAATCTATCAGAACGGTGAGTTGTTGAATCAAGATGCTGCGGCAAGAGATTATCAAGAAATCTTAGAGAAGACAATTCTCAAGTTAAACTACAAATCATTTACACAGATTGTCATTCTTGGTTCGGCATCATTTGTTCCATTCATGCAATTATCTTCTTCTGACCGGAGAGCAATTATTGAAGACTTGTTAGACATACAAATCTTTTCTACAATGAATGGCATCCTCAGAGAGAAGTTGTCTGGCAACAAAGATTTAACCACATCTAAAAAATATGATATTGACTTGTCTCAACAGAAGTTTGAGTTACAAGAAAAATACATCAAAGAGTTGAAACAGAACAATGATGATAAGGTAAAAGAATATGATGAAGAGATTCATAGTAATCAGGGTGTTATACAGACCTTACATGACGAGACTGCAAACCTCATCACAGAAGTTGCTACACACCAAGCC